TTTATTTGCAGATTCATCTAATTGTTTTTGTCCTGTTGATGATTGTGACAGATAATTTTCTTCACCATTATTATTTACTAACTTCCCAATTTCTGTTGCAGTTAAAGCTCTTGACCAATTAGAAACATCATCTATTTTTCCATTATAGTTTTCTGAACTTCCACTTCCACCTATGGTAGCATTATCAGCGTTTGATAGTGCTTCATCTTCTGTAGTGCTACTTTTTAAAACACCATCAATGTATAATTTTACAGCACTTCCTTCTCTAGTTAGTGCTACATGATACCATGTTCCAGTATTTAATGATGAACCATTATTACCTGTTGCATCTTTTACGGTATATGCTACTTGACTATTATACCATTGTATTTCTAATTTTGACGAATTATTATTGTTATGCCATAGTCTTTGTACGCCTGAATTACTATCTGCATTAAACCAAAATGTTACAGAAAAGTCACCTGTTTGTGTGGTTTTACCAATATCTACTTGACCTGATGTAAAATCATAAGCACCTGTGCCAAGTTTGTAATTATCAGTTGAAAATGTGACACCTGTATTTGTTCCATTGTTAGAACCTTGTGAATCGTTTGCGTTTGCTGTCAAGTCATATCTTGAAACTAAACCTGATGTTGAAGGACTTGTGACAGGTGTTCCACTATTGTATAATGTAGTGACTTCTGTTGGTGTTAATGCGTCACTATAAACTAATGCTTGATACATACCACCATCATATCTATCATCTTCATCTTGTCCATCTCTACCTAAACTTGCATTATAACTTGCAGTAGAACTTGTAGCTGTTAATGAACCTGTTGCGACTTCTACTGCGTTCCGATAAATTTTAGCTGTTGTTCCATTGTAAGTGACACATAGATGTTGCCATTCACCTGTTGTCCAAACACCTGTTGAACTTATACTACCACCTGCACTTGTTGAATCATCACCGTCCCAAATTCCATATTTAACAACATTACCTGTTTTGAATAAAATTGTAAATCCTTTTTTTAGACTACTAGAACCTGCATTGTCAAATATTACTTCACTATTATCTGTTGTATCAGGTTTAAGCCAAACTGAAAAACTTCCAGCTTGTTGCATTTGGTCAAACTTTGTTGAAAATGAAATGTAATCATTTGTTCCGTCAAATACTGCATAATCTTTTACAGGTAATAATATAATTCCTGTGTTACTTCCATCTGCTGAACTACCTAGTGAATCTGATTTACGATCAGATTTAGTTCCTGAATATAATTTGACACCGAGATTTTCTATGGTCATGCAGTATTCCTCTCTTTCCAAACTTTATCGCCTGTGTCTAGTTGAAAACCTGATCCTGAATTGTATAATGTAGTTATTTCTTCATCAGTAAGGACACGATTCCATATTGACAGTTCTGCCATTTGGGCAGTTGGTGGAATAAATCCTGATCCATTACTTGGTGAATGTCTAAATCCTAATGCGTAATCAGAATTAGTTGATATTGATGAACAGGCATTAGCAGATTTATCTGCAGTTGTTCTTGCACCATCATCTTTACTCATTTTCAAAGTTTGACTAGCAAGATTAAAATCCATAGTTATGACATAAAAATGCCAATTACCATCTGATGAGAAACTTGTAAAATCTGAACCATTATCATTAGAGTTTATAGGTTGATTATTACCACCACCTGTCTTAGCAATATACACTCTAAGATTATTTGAGTAAAAATAGATAGTAATCCCTGCTACTGAATCACCAACAGCAGATCTTAGTATTGCTCGGTTAGTTCCACCTGCTGTACTTGTTTTATACCAAAATGCTATTGTCCATGTTGGTGTTCCACCATGTAAGAAGTTGAATTGACTTGTAGAAGTTCCAAAATCGCCATAGACACCACTCGTTGAACTTGTAGCTGGAAATTCCATAGCATTTCCTAATTTACTTGGTGTTCCTGTTTGATCATATAGTGTTGTGCCTGTTCCTGTTAATGTTATGTTTGCTGCTGTGCCAAGTGAATCATTACCTGTGACATTCCCTGCGTCATTAGTTGGCGAACCTGACGAATCGTCAAATTTAATGTATACTTTCAAATCTGAACCATCTATTGTTTCTGTCACTCTACGGTAAATCTTACGAGTATCTGTTTCTTCATACCTAGTATTATCAGGAACGTTTGTTAGTGTAGTTTTTTCATCTGTTGTTGTTGATGTTGCATTATCATATATTTCAATATCAGTTATTGTTCCAACTAATGTTGAATCACCTGAAACATTATCTGCTAGATCACTTATTGTGAGATAGCGTAAGTTTGTTGCATTATTACCACCTGAATATGAGTAAGTTTTGAATACAGTTCCAGTATGACTACCTGTTCTAAATGTGACTGTGCCTGTTGTTGTTCCAGTTCTAACAACCTCGACATAATAATCTGTACTAGTTGAGTATGTCACACCTTCTAACCTATTTTGATGTTCTGTGAGATTATTACTTGCAGTTGCAGAGTGCATACCAAGTCTTTTCTTTGATGATAATGATGAACCATTCATTACGAAACAACCAAAAGCATCAAAATTAGTAGAACCGTCATTAACTGGAGTAGCTGAATCAACGGATCTAAATCCAACTGTCAACCAACTGTTTTCAGATTCACTAAACGTTGAAGCATTGAATTTGTATCTTAAAACCCAAGTTGCACTTAGATTAGAACCTAAATCGTATGATAAAGTGTTATTTGAATTATCACGTTTAGTTGAAAAATCAACCCTGCTATTACTTGTGTTTAAATTAATTGCACCACTATCTTGTATTACCCATTTACTAGCACTATTATTATCTAATTCAGGTTCGTATGTTGCTGTTGCTGTTGCAGTAGAACTTCCTTGAATCCTTCCACCTGATAGATATTCGACCATCTCTGGTCACCTCAAGCTATCTGTACGTTAGTGTAACTTCCGTTTTTCTTTACCCTAACATACAAATTTTCGTTATTTGAATCAAGAGTTTTGGACCATATCTGTATTGGTGTAGAAGCACTATTTTCTGTTCTGCTTGTATAACTTGGATCAGAATCTGCTTCATCTCTTAGTAATGTATCAATAGTGTTACCTGCTGCTCCACCTGCATCTCCCCATTCTAAGACGTTTGCTGATGATGACATTTTTAAAACTTTACCTGCTGCACCTGTTGCTGCTGGCATTTCTAATGTATAACTTGCTGATACTGTTGCTGGTGCTTCAAATCCTACATATTGACCACCAGTAGCATCTTGTAACCTTAAATCACCCTCTGCTGTAATATCTACTTGGGTTGCTGTTAATGTTCCTGTTGATACTGCTCCCGTTGTTGTAATAGTTGATGAACCATTATTAATACTACCAAATCCACTTGTGATTGAACCAGAGTCTAATGCACCTGTTGTGACTATGTTTGATGAACCTGCTGCTGGTGCTGCACCAATATCTGATAAAACTTCGCTAGCACTTCTTCCTTCAATTCCACTTGCTGTAAATTTTGCATAATCATCATCTGCTGCATCTGCATCGTCAATTTTTACTGCGTTAGTGTTTGCTATTCCAAAGGTTAAACTAGCTTGTCCACCAATATCGGATAACACTTCACTTGCACTTCTTCCTTCAAATGTTGTTCCATCTACTCTAATGAAGTCATTGTCAACAATTCCTGAACCAGCTTTTGTTACATTACCTGATGATATACCAAAAGTTAGACTTGCTTGAGCACCAATATCTGATAATACTTCTGCAGCAGTTCTACCTTCTACTTTTGTTCCATCAATTCTTAAGAAATCATCATCTACTACATTTGCATTTGCTTGTAATAATTTATCTTCACCTATACCTACATCTGCGTTTACTGTTACGTCACCTGACGAACCACCACCTGTTAATGCTGTACCTGCTGTAACAGCGGTAATGTCACCAACTGGTACTGTTGCTACTTGAGTATCTACATATGATTTAATTGATTGTTGTGTTGCTAATGATGTGGCACTATTTGATGCCATGTTATCTTCATCTAATATTGCTACTTCTGATGATACACCTGAACTTCCTGCTGTTCTTCCTATGACCTTCATTGATGCAATATCTTGAATCTTTGCAAATGTTATAGAACCATCAGTAACTGGGCTACCACCATATTCATACCAATAATTACCAACTCTAATTAAAATAGTTGGTGTTGTTGTAGATAGGTCCTTGTTTGCATTACCTAATAATCTAATTTGACCGTCTGATGATGGGCTTGTTGTATTTGCTAATGTTACTGAACCAGTTGTGATAACATATAACAAGTCACCTTCTGCTGAATTACCTAATGCTATTGTATCAATATTGGTTGAACCTGATAATTTAATGAAAGAGTTAGTTGGTGTGATTGATGATGCTGATGCTATTGTTTCTGGTGTAAATCCCAAAATACCAGCAGTATTCACATCTGCGTTCCAAGCATTTACTGAAATCTGTTTTGAGTTATCGTTACTTCCAGTTGCTACAGTTGCGTGTCTACCCCAGCCTGTTCTTGCCATGATATAAATGCGTTAATTTACTATATAACTATTTAAGTTTAGCCTAGGGTTGTGGTCCAAGTTACCTGTAGGGTATCTGAACTTTGAAGGGTAACTGCGGTAAATGTGTTCTCATGTGACATTGTGCCACTTGAGGCTGCATTGAATAATCCTGATTTTTGAACATTTGTATGTGTTGCTGAAGCTGTAAAAGTGTGTTGGATAGTAGTAGAGTTTGTTCCACCTGTGTGAGACTTTGTGGTTGCATCTGCTCTTGCTAGACCACCTGTTGTAATTTCAGAAGCTAATGTAGTATCACCTGCTGCTGGTGATGCTGAATTTGTTGTTAATGCAATAAAGCCTGAACCTCTAGTTCCTGCTGATGTGTTAGTATAAACTTGGGCTATCATCCAATCTCTTCCAGCGTTAGTTAGAAGATTTGGTTTATTCTCACATAGGACCTGTTCATCTGGTCTACCAGCATTTTTAATTACTGTGACCCATCCTTTGATTATTGGCTCTTCTTTCATACACTTATCACTACATTTTGTAATATTTAAAGATGATTTATTTGATATGTTTTCTATCATTGTTCTTTACAACTCTTACATAAAACATCTGGGTATGTTTTTCCATTTTTTAATTTACCTGTCCATGTGAACTCTATTTCCTCTCCACATGTAACACAGGTTGTTATTCCTGAATAAGTTAATTCGGTCTTTGCTAAATGTTCAATCCATTCCTCAAGTGTGTCACATGAGAAATCATTATCGTAATCTGTGAATACCATACTAATATTTAAGAGGTTTTATTATATATAAGGTTTAGATATTACGCTTTCTATTATAAAGCCATTTCTTGACTCTAGCATACATATCCCAACTTCTCCAGACCCGGGTTCCATATTTAACTCTGATTCTATATAAATCTCTAGATGACAAGTCTAATACCTTTCCATCGTAATATGGGTCCATTACATCTGTGGTATTATCATCTGCATCATGTTTAAGACCTAAACTGTGTCCTATTTCATGTATCATGGTGTGAATAATATTATAGGTGGTAATTTTACTATCCGGGTTTGATGCATTTTCAATAATCCCTAATTCTATAGCCTCTGATGCTTTTATTCCATCTGAATGGGTTGCCCAGATATAATCTAAATTGAATACTATTTCTCCCTGTTTTGATGTTTTTGGAAAATATGCATATGCCATAACCCCATGCCTTTCTTTAAAAATATGGTCGTCTTCTTTCTTTCTAAACATTACCTTGATATCAGCATTATCATAATTTCTGTACATTGATTTTAACTTCATTGGTATCTCAAAATTCCATGTGTTCATAGCTGCTGTTAATGCTTTCTTCATATTCCTTTTTGATATTAATGGTAATTCGTCATTATACTCCAATGAATAATAAACTGTGTTTTGATCCCACTTGTGTCTCCATTCTGTTTGCTCCTCTAAGAACTCTAAAGTATGGTCTGGTGTTTCTCTAACTACACATAACGCCATGTATAAAAAAAGGCGGTTCTTATATTTATAGGTTAGAAACCGTAAAGCCTTAGTCCTTTTTTAGTTTACTGACTGTGAAATCAGCACCGAAACCAACTAGAACACCGACTACTACTTGAGTGACTGGCTCACTTATTGCTGCTGCATCCAGAGCTACTATAGCACCTAGAGCTGCTACGATTGCGGTTACTCCACCGCCTAGTAGTTTTTTATAGTTTAGTTCACCACTAGTATCTCCAGAGACTCCTCTGATGATATTTAATGCTGCACCAAACAGGCTTCCTGCTAGTATCAGAATTGGTATATCTGCCATTAATTTACTAACTTCAGTCCGCCCTATAAACCTTTTTAACCGCTTATGTGTAAAAGATAACCTTTTTAATAACTCATGCGTAAGAGATATGTGCTTCATATAAATAATAAATCGCATAAAATGAAACCTTGTGAATATTGTAGAAAGCCATCAAAATATGGTGTTTGTGGTTCATGTCAAAAAGAGTTTGATAGAACAAATACACAGGGAGACTATATTGGATTATAATAAGAAAATCACTATTATAGTTATTTTTAGCCTTCTTTTGGGTATACCATCTACTTATGGTGAAGACACATTTAAAACTATAGGCAATAATATATGGCATAAAGATAATCCTACTGTATGTATAACAGAGCCTGAACCATCTTTACATGAGAGATTTTATGGTGGTGTATTATTTGATGCCTATTCCACAGTTAAACAATGGCAAAATGAACTTATTGATTACTCTGGTGGTAATTGGACCATGGATGTAAAGTTCTATACTTATGAATTTCATAATGATAAACACGCTGATGATTTCCCTGAATGTCAAATATTTATGGAGTTTGAGGAATATTCGGGTGGTGATGCATTAGGAATTACAAGTTATAATTTTGCTAACTCTACTCATCAATATGTATTTATTACAACCTATTTGAAACATATAGAAAAACCAAGTGTTTCATTATGTATAGGCTGTGATGGTGATAATAACAGATTAGGAAATGTACCATATAATGTTGAAATAGATTTGAATCCTGTATATATGCCATATCCAGCCATTAAAATGATAATGTTACATGAGTTTGGTCATGCTATAGGGCTTGGTCATTATATAGAAGACAAGTCAAGAAACAATAATGTATCATCTCTTATGTACCCATCATTTGACCCATTTGATGCCAATGGTGAAATAATAATAGAACCTATTGACTTACAAATGGCAGTTGAAATATATAATAAAGATGGTTTTGGTGGATTACATGGACTAGCACCAAAACATATAGGTGTAGGTTATCTTGTAGATAGATTTCTGGAATGCAAGCAATTACCTACTGCATCAACCAAAAACTGTTAAATTGTAATACTTCCTAGAGTTAACGTGGAGTCAGAGACACACATTCTAAAGCGTTGGAGATATAAACGATTCAACGATTTCATTAGCATCTAGCGGTCTAATCAACCGTTAGGTGTTAATTTAAAAAAAAAGAAGGTTAGTTGTGGCATGTATCACAATCTTCAACTCTCTTTTCATAGATGCCTCTTTTAGGGGCTGAAAAGATAGTGATGTGCTTTCTGCTCACTTTTGCGTTTCTTTCTGCTTCGGTTATTGCTGCATTCATTGTAATATTTGTAGGTTTTACCGCCTTATTAATCTTTGTTTTGTTTAATAATCTGGGTGATTATATCAAATTCTTTCATAAAATCTTCATCATAACTCTCTTTTTTGTGTATTTGTCCTGTTCCCCATGAATCTTTTATCTCATATTGATTTTCCAAATATTTGTTTGCTAGCCCCAACCAAGCTACGTTTTCTCTTGTTGTTTGAATTAATTGAGACATATCACCTCTTACGTGATAACACCATATGAACTTTTATATTTTGAAATATTATTTCTTAGGACAGAATAATAATATATGGTCTAGGCAATCTCCTAGTTTGGACCACCAACATTTTTCACAGTCTATTTCTTCAGTCATAACGGTCTCCCACATTTGTCACAATATATTGTTTTGAGACCTTTACCATACTCAATCAGCTCTCTCGAAGTGGATAATATTAATCCTATTAACGTTGTGTAAAGTGCTATCTCCAAAGATGGAAGACCAGCTATGGTGGAACCAAGGTAAGGCGTTACGAAGAACATACCAGAGTTGCCTATAACCCTCGCTATTGCTTTTAATACTGTCATTACTCATTATTCATTTTTCTCCTTATTATTCTTTTTATCTTTTGATATATTACTGTTCGACCATTCAGCCTTCTTTTCAGCTACTTCCCACTCATGTTTCTTGTTTTCCCTGTCTATTTCATTCATTCTATTCTGGGCATCAATCTTATCCCATTGGTCTTTATTAACCCAATCTGCTGCAGTTACGTGTGGTCTTCCTAATGCATCCTGCCATAGGTTAATCTGTACAGGTTGTCTGAAGTTGTTTAGTTTGTTCTGTGTTGGGTCTCCTCCTCCTTGTGCACCTTTGCTTAATGTATCTTTGTCTAACTCTTCTATTCCTAACATGTCTCTGATACCTGCTGCATCAATTAAGCCCATTTGGTTCATACCCATTAATACTTGGAACATGTCTGGTGTTACTAATGTGAGTAGTTTAGGTTTATTGAATTTGAATTTAATCTTACATGGAACGTTTAATGCATCATCTGTTTGGAACAGTATAGCCAATATTCTATCATAGAACTGTTTCTCTACTGCATCTTCTAATATGATTCTCTCTGGTCTAATCTCTTGGTTGATGTATGCATCTACCTCTTCTATGTTTGCATTTCCACCCAGTTTACCTATATCTCCTTCTGCTAACATAAATCCCGGGAGACCAAATGCTGTGATAATTGATTTAATTAATCCCATTCTAATTATTTCTAACCCGCCTATATCTGCATTAACTGGTGTTGATAGAACTGTTACCCCTGTTTCTTCTGGGTTACTTGGACCTGTTACTGCAATAGCCTGACCTTTTGAATCGTTAATCTTATTGATAAATGATGCTAATACATTTTCCTCATTACCTGCTTCTTGTGGGCTAATTGGTACACTAAAGACTGGTGGTTTGTACCATGCTGATTCTGCTGCTCTTTCATAATCTTGATTTAATACAATATTTAATGTGTTTGCTTCATCTGATACTCTAGCTACTTTAGAGTCACCATAATAATCTGAAAATAGTTCATTGTTAAAACCATGCATGATATACAACATACGTTCTGATGGAATAATGTTATCTCTGATTTGACTTCTTGCACCTATGATTCTAACACCGATGAGTTCCCCGGTGTTGTCATCTAGTACAGGTCTTTCAGTAAATTCGGACCTAATTAATCTAATCTGTTCTGGTAATTGCCAATTTCCATTTTTGTCTGGGTCCAATGGTGTTAATGCTAAAACACATCTACCCTGCTCTAATGCTGTAAAATATCCATTGAATAGGTTTGTTGCTAAATCTAAGTTTAATGCTAATTTATCTACTTTATCTAAAATCTGCTCTGCTGTCATTTCTTTGTCAAAATATGGTACATGATATGTTGTTGTACGTTGCCATTCATCTAGTTGTTCTTCTGGTACCTCTTCTTCTTTTCTTGGTACGATTTCAGTTGTATACCCCTGACCTGCTGTGAATGTTGTGTGGATTCTAGATGCCCTATAAACATAAGGGTTTGTCATGGCACTTCTAAACTCTTTTCTTTGTTGACCTGAATATGGGTCCATTGGGTGCCATACTTGAAGACCTTGGAAGTTACCTTCTTGACCATTCATTCTTCTCCATAGACTTCTATCAAAATTTCTAGCTGGTTCGTTTGATGTTGAGGCTACTCTTGATGCTGCCTTTTTATCTATGCTGGCTTTTTTGACTCTAGATTTCTTAGCTGCCATTGTTCTTATTTACTCATTACCTCTTATTAAAGTTATGATTTCATCAATTTATTTAGCTCTTTTGTCACTAAACTATCAAGATTTTTAGGTCTAGGTGTGGCTGCTGCTGCTGCTACTCTTGGAACCCCATTGATATAATTAGATGCTGCATCACAGGCTAAGGCTAGCCCCCAGAATCTATCATCGTGAAAACCTTGTGGATGTCTGTATAAAATATTACCTGCATCAGATTTTACTATTTCTTGTTCTGTTACCTCTCTGTATAAATCCCTATCGTGTATTATTAATTTATTTTTATTGAATAGACCTTTCATTAGTGATATTAACTCGAATTTTTTAGGTGCTGATAACACAACAGGTCTGAATATATTTTTAATATCCGGGTTGATTAACTTTGATACTGCATCACCTACCCCTGTTCTATCATAGGATATCTTATGGAAACCCCCCTCTTTTTCGTTAATCTTTGACATATCATTGAAAACAATCTCATAATCTATATGTGCCCATGTCTTTTGACCTATCTGTTCTAACACACCATCAGTTAATTCTAAACTCACAAATGCTGAATTATCTACCCTCTGTGCTAGGTCAAGACCTCCAAACTTTACATTTGTCATAGTGCTATTTCCGCCCACTGTAAGCAAAATATTAACCGTTCTTCTTGGTCCTCATCCATTTCATCTGCCTCACCTGCTTCAGCAAAACAATGGTGGTATGTTTCATGGTTAATGGTTTTATACACATCTTCTATAGTCTCATGCATGGCTAAATATATAACAGCCCTTTTTGTCTCGGAGTAATAAATCCCCCGGTTATCGTCTTTTCTGGTCCTTAGCTCAACTCTTAGAGACATGTTTATTCTTAGAACGAACTCGACTATAAATGATTAAACCTATATTAATCATGGGTAATACTTCAACTAGGTCTATTCCATATAAAAAGAAGTCTAGGACCGGGTTAGCCCCCCATACTACGCCTGTTTGGAGAATGGCATCTCCTGCCCATAGCATGTGTGGAATTTGCATATAAAGGATTAGTGCTGTTACACCTAATGACTCTGTGGTATGTCTCTCATACCAATTCCAAAAACTACTCCAAGTCAATCGCTACAGTCAATCTCCCCACCACAGTTTGGACATCTTAAATGACATTCTTGTAACTTAAACATAACCTCACCGCATGTTATACATACTATTTCGTCATACCTCTGGTTCATTTTTAACCTCCTTTTTATTATTAATCTGGTCCAACTCAAACCTTAACCTAGAACATTCTAATAATAAATTAAATGCATATCTACACAACTCATTATGTGATAGTTTACCTATCTTGATTTTTCCCTTCTTTGGGTGTTCTACTAACCAGTCTTTGTATTGTGGCATTCGTTAAACCTCTCTATTACTCTATGTAATTCTTCTATATAATCTTGCTTATTTCTAATATACTCCTCCCTTGAGCCATCTTCACCTGTAATTAATACAACAATTTGGTCAATTTTATCACCTGTTATCTCCTCCCACATGATGGCATAGGCTGTTGTCTGAAGGAAATATTTGAGTATCCAGTCTTCCTGTTTCTTCTTGCTTGAGGTTTTGAAATCAATAATAGATAATTCACCGTTATATTCTGCTATACAATCTGCTGTTCCTGCTAGCCCTAATTCCTTACTACACATCTTTTCTTCTAGCCCCCGGATATTAGCAATAGGCTGTAATAATGGTTTGATATTGTCAAAATGTGCTTTAGCAAATATATTCTTTTCAGTATTCTTTTTATTGTAAAGATATGTTTCAACCATTGTATGTAGTTTGGTACCTAGGTTCATAGCTCTTCTTGATACATAATTAGCTACATCTTCCCCTACAGCATTTCTCCATTCTTCTAATCCTTTCTCATCAATGCTGCCTACAACGTTTGTAACACTGTGATATCTATTACCTTCAGTATCATAATATACCCTTCTTCCATCCTCATTCTTCCTCTTTAATTGTGGTAGAGGTTTTGTATTTGGAGTATGAACAAACATTACCATTCACCTAGCTTATCTACCCAGTCTTTAGTTAATTCGTGAATGTCATTAAACTCCACTGGGCATTGTGTGCAGGTCCATAGAATATGTGAGCCTGTCTCTACCAATGATAGTTTATTACCGCATTCTGTACAAATCTTTAGTTTTTTATTATGATGATATTTGATATATTTTGCTGCACATCTGGTACAAATGTCTTCACCATTCAAATCTGCTACTTCATGTGCTGCTTTTAATTTCCAGCAGACTGTGCATGTTTTATTCATACCACTCTCGTTTCTTATAGTGTTTGTATCCATTACCTTTCTTAGTGTGGTAACCTATTATAAACCAATCTATTTCATTCAAAACTTTGCTTTACACCCCTTACATGTTGAATAACCTTTACTATGTCCATCATTTTTACCCCATGTCCATGTATAACCTGCTTTCTTTTTGCATTTAGGGCATGGTTCAATAGGATAATCTCCACTTCCCCAATCACCCAATTATTTCACCTTTTGTAATAAAAGTTGCTATCGTATAACAATCTCTACAGGTCCTAAATCTATCATCAAAATAATCAGAGTATGATTTCCATTCTCCACATGTTTTACATTGTTTACTCATTCGAACACCTGTGTCCATATTACTTTTCTACCATATTTAGGTATTACGTTTCGATTAGTTTTTGACTCGGGATGTGTAAATTCCTCATGTCTTTTTGTTCTAATATGAATATCATCATCCACCGGGAACTCTGCATTACACAAAGAACATTTTAGTTTTGATTGTGTTATACTATATGTCAAGCACTTAGAGCACATTAAACGACCATCTTGGTCATGTACAATATCATGCTTACATTGGGATATAGGAGTGAACCAAATCATTTCCAATCATCCCAATCCCTGACTCTATCGAAAGCACTTTGGTCTATCCTGAAACCTTTGCCTTCAAATACCACAGCACATATCTTCACAACTAATCTCTCAAGTCGTGTAAGACGTTCATCCAGTTCTTCTATATCAGTCATTTGGACCGCCTCCACCCATTAGGGTTTCTTCATCGGTTGGACCATCTGATAAAACACCATCTTCGGTCCATGTGGTGACGATTGGTTCATCGAGTGACATGTCTATGTAAAAGACTCTGCCTTTAATGGTTACATAACATGCATCCAAGGAGCAGAACTCTATTGTTGGGTAAGCCAATTTAGAAGACCCACCCATGTTTTGCATAAACTTTCTTTTCGTATTCTACTGCTGCATCTTGTGCATCTGCTAATTCTCTTAATTGAGCAGATGTTATTGTGGCTGTCAAATAACGTTTTCCATCTGTTATTGTGAGTGTACCTTTACAATCACTTGTGTTAACAGAAACACCACTTGTAGTTTCACTTCGTTTTTCTTTGAAAACATTGTGGGATTGTACAGGTGTTTCGACTTTTGTAAATCTCACTATTTCGGACCATTCTGCAGAGATTTTTGACACACCACATTCTTCTGCTTGGGTGCTTTGAGAATTTGTTTGACTCATGCTTCTTTTACTCATTTCTGATATATAAGATGTGACCTACTTTTCCCATTAGGTTTTAGGTGTTTGTCACAAATTAGGCACCGTAGAACTTCATCTCCCCATTTCTTTTTACAACATTTATTCATCTATTTGGTCTCCTGTTTCTTTTCCTTCTTGTGTAGGCATGACAACATGGGCATAATATTTTAGCCCCTTGCTTTGTTGCTGCCAAATCTGTCTTTGGTATATATACTCTACATCTCCTACAATAATTATACTCATCATATGTTTGTTGACCTTGTGACCATGCTAAACCTTTAGGAAAGTGAATACATGTATTATTACATTGACCGCCTATTGCTTTTATACCTTTTAATAGATTGAGTTTTGGTGCTGCTGGCATTTCGCCTGCTGTTGTTATTACAGTTTTTTGTTTTCTGTAAGCGTGTGACCCTCCTCTCTTGGATTCTAGTTTGTATGTTTCTCCCATATAGTGAATTATGTTTGACCCTTATTTAATCGTAACCATCGAGCTCTTCTAAGTTTTCACCCGGTTGTAATTTTGTATGTGTTGCCTTTATGTGTTTGATTACTGCTTCAGTTGTTTCAAAACCTTTTTGTCCACAATGAATACAATGCTTGATATTATACACATCGTTCATTTTGTTCTTTCCCACAGGTCCTACAATAGAATTTGAACTCTTTAAAGAAAAAGTTAGGATGTTGACATTCTATTTCATTTTCTAACTCAAAACCATATTTATCTTTTAATTCACTCATATTTCCTACCCTCATACTCTTCTTCGTCTATCCAGACCCATTTACCTTTAGCATCTGGTCTGTATTTTTGTTTCTTCTTATCATGTAATACAAGTCTTAATATCTGCATTTGATTTGCTAATGTGTATATCTTTGCTGTTTTAATCGGTGAGTTTGGCATATCGTCTATCTCTTTTTTTAACTCTATTATTTTGTTTGTTACCTCTTCTTCTGTTGGTAAGGTCCATTCTGGTTTACCAAATACATTCTGAAAAAATGACCTACCTAATCCCATCTACCGTCACCTTTTGGTTTTCTTGATTTACGCCACTTTGGTATGTAATACCCCATTGTAACACCACCAAAGAAGTACGCTAAACAGATTAATGTAAAGCCTAAATCACCTATCATGTTGTTTCTTCTTTCTCCCTAATGTGAGCTTTACACATAACTCCTATTTTATGTAATGTGTCAATATCTGCTGGATGATTTGCTTTCATATCTTTACCTGCAAAAGCTAATTCATACCATGAGAGAATGGTTTTATAGTCTTTCTCATCCAATTCAACTTCCACCATGTTTAATATTAGTAAGGTCTTCTATTAAAGCGTTGTAGAAATGTGCCTGTTGAACTGAAATATCTGCTAAATCACTTAACCTGTCTACAATAGGTTCTCCACTCTTTTCTTTTTTTTCTATGTGTGCTCTAAGTGTTTGTGCTAAATTAATCCAATATTGTTCTCGGTTCTTTGTTTCTCTTAATAGGCTTTTTAGTTTTAATTCAGAAAACAACTTCTCATTTAATTCATCTATTCCCATCAATTATCATAAATCGTCATAGTAATTTATGTCTTTCTCTATGAATTTAATCTCATCTTCTTTGAATGCACCTGATAATGATGTGGTAAATTTACAACAATACTCCTGTTCAAAGTCAATTCTTGGGTTATTCTTCTCTGTTTTAATGAATTTTTCATCTAATAGTTTGTTTAACGATACAGTATATGGCTGCTCTAATTTATGGTATTCAGAGCTCGCATCAAAGTTGGTCCAAAAGAAACCCCTCTTTCCATTAGGCGTAGACTCCATAATGAAATCTGCATCCGATATGTTTGCAACGTTTGGGTGAAGGGCATTGTATACTTTAGTATCATCAATCAGGTTTATAAATGCACACTCTGACATAAAAACACACTTTACGTTCTCTTCTCCTCTAACTGATTCGTTTGCCGGGTATGCTTGGACAAATGTATTATTTACAACACATGACTTGCTATCCTCTTTTGTAATAATATCATCATACTCATATCTTTTACCATCTAGGTCCGTAAAGCCTTTCATAAATAATGATTTGAACCTTTGAATAAACCTGTTAGCTACTTCCTGTTTGTTACCTGCTACAATCATTACCCGGTGTCCAGAGTAGCTCCCGGTTATGCAATTATATGCAATAATGCGTAATGCTGTCTCTGTAGCCCCTATCTTTCTAGACTTGTTTAGTATGAGTTTATGGTGTTTTTGCCATGCTTTAAAGTATTCATCCTGATAGTCAAAAATAGGTGTTGGTTTTCCTGTACCGGGATGTATGGGAGCTCCTATCATTTCATTAAACTTCTCAAAATCATCTGGTACATTAAAGTTCTTAGTAGGCATCTCCAGCTCTGTTGTTTGAGCTTTTTGTACTCCTGCTCTGTTAAGAGTTTGCCACTTTTTCGCTAAGATGCTGTCCATATGTTTCCTCTATGTATTTATCAATAGAAATATCTAATGTTGGTGTTGTTTCAATGCTTGCTTTCTGTTGTAATATATCAGACATAGCCTTCAATACTGATGTTTTCATGGCTTCATACCTACCTTTATCAAGCTCTTCTTGACTCTTTTCTTTTAATTCAGTAGTAATATCCCTGTATTGTTCATCTAATTTAGTTAATATATCATCTAATCTTGCAATAACTTTGTATTTTACAGAACGTTGTTTAGTTACAAAATCCCGGTTAGTCTCTTCCAATTCTGCTTCTGCAAACTCTCTAAAGTATTTCTCCACTGTGTTAACGTTAAGGTCCAAAACTCTTGCTGCATAGGCTGCTGAATGATATTCAAGATATTCTTGCTCACATTTCTTTCTAATTTCAACCTGTTTAGCTTTTGTGGGTCTGCCACCTTTTGCCCTAGTTTTCCCTAGTTTTTTAGGCATAAATAATACTAGGGTATTATAGTTTATAAGGATTTTATAATTTCTTTAAGCATCTTTACATTATAAAACAATGTTATGGTGTTTATCCCTGCAGCATCTGCTATCTCT